GTTACGCAGCATTCTTGATCACGTTACTCCACGTGGCCTGCAAGTGCCTAGACATTTGTGTTCGCGAACAACGACTTAGCCCAATCTGTGGCATTTTGGCTACAGTTCGGAAACCCTATAAGGTTAAGGGTCATTATTCCGTTTGGTTGACAGCCCAGCCAAACGGCGTTATAATAGATACATGACACAGACAAACACCACTCGTAAAAAGCGTACCGACCGCAATCATATCATCTATGAATTGCGTGTTGCGGGCGGCAATTACATAGGCGTGACTGCTAAGACAGAAAGCACTATTAATAAGAGCGTTCTTGCTAGAGCAGCCAAGCACTTCTATCGTGCTAAGAAAGAAGCTAAAGATTGGGCCCTGTGTCATGCCTTGCGCACTCTCAGCGACAAAAGCGAGATCGAAGTATACGTACACGAAGTCATTCGTGGCAAAGCAGCCGCCCACAAGCGCGAAGTTGAACTACGCCGCTTGATCAACCCCACCCTTAACACTGACACAAGAGGAGATTGACATGTACGATTCATTGGTTAGTACTGCGAAACAGTTTGGGCACGGAGACCTACTAGTGGGCCTCTACTACATCAAATTGAACCGTCACAAGTTCACAGCTGATCAGTTGGCAGTGTTTGATCAGTTCATGGCTGAAGGAGCACGTATGATGGCGCCGGTTGACACCTTAGACAATTGATGCTATAATAGACACTTACACTAACAAACATAGGAGCGAAACTATGCAGGCATTACGTAAATTCATAGAGCAGAAGAATCACTGGAACTCATTCTTCCAGGGCGAGCAGTACGAGATCGCTACAGCTAAGGGTCGTCAACGTGTTGCAGACATGATTGATTCAGCCCTTAGCCCAGAGAACTTGACCTGCGATGGAGAGCTGCCCCGTGCAGAAGTTAACCGTCGCTACCGTGAGTTGATGACAGCGGCCAGGCAGTTGAAGCAATTGGACCCAGCTGTCACGTTCTACGAATACTCAGAGGAGATCTAACATGCGCTATTGGGACGAATTGCTACGTGAAGAACGTGGGGATCTTGAGATCGTAGTAGACAAGAGCTGGGAAGATTGCAGCATACGCGATCTCTTCGACGACACCTGCTATGACATTAAGGAAATGGAAGACAAGGTCAACCGTGGTGATCTGGATTGGTTCATGCTTAGGGCCAGAGTGTTCGTAGAGGGCCTTGAAGTAGGCAGCAGCATTGTAGGGGGCTTCTTGTACGAGGATGCACGTGAAACCCTCAAGGACGGTACAGCTGAAGACTTGGTTTCGCAGGCCATTGAAGAAGCTAAACCACAGTTCTACAAATTGTCCCGAGTGTTTGCAGGGTTATCAGAGCAGGTTGACAACGACTCAATTTGAGTATATAATAGACACTTACACTAACAAACAAGGAGCGAAAGATGGGTACACGTTCACGCATTGCAGTCATGCATGGCACAGTATGCAAGTCAGTCTACTGTCATTGGGATGGCTATTTGGAATACAACGGCAGTCTCCTGCAGAAGCACTATGACAGCACCAAAGCTAACCAATTGGTAGCCTTGGGTGACTTGAGCAGCTTGAAGCCAGAGATCGGCGTAGAGCATGCCTTTGGTTATCACGGCACTGAGATGAGTGCAGAGAAGTACGAAGAGCTCTACGGCAACATGTGTACCTTTTACGGACGCGATCGCGGCGAGACTGGTACAGAGTGGAAGGTATCACACACCTTTGAGGAGTTCCTCGAACAGGTAGAAAATTGCTGTGCCGAGTGGTACTACGTCATGCGAGACGGTGTTTGGTACGTGGGCAACGTTTACAGTTCCCACCCAATGTACAAGACGCTGACACCACTAGCAGAAGCACTAGAAGCCCTGCCAGCAGAAGCTGAAGTTGCGTAAAAACAACAGGTACATTTAGGGGTTGACAAGACCCCTAAATGAGTGCATAATAGAGACTTACTAACACACATGGAGCGAAACATGCCAGCAATTATCGAAATTAAAGAAGGTACTTACAAGATCCGCGGTCGCGACACTAGTATGAGCGGTTGCCGTTTTGAGCTCGTAGAGGGCTTCAAGTTTGGTTCAACAGGTGGCTTTGTCACAGTAGAGGGCGGTAGTGCTCAGCCTGTGAACTCAGCTATTCCCGATCGCAAGATCAAGATCAAGTGCGAAGGCATCGAGAGCTATACTGTAGTCTCTGAAATTGCACATTCACCAGTAGGAGACAAAAGTTTGGAACAGATTAAGATTAGCGACAGCGTGGTAGCGCACAAGACAGACGAAGAGATCATCGAGAAGACTCGTGCTCGCTTCCAAGTACTGTCAGACATGACCAAGGCTGTTAAGGCTGGTGATGTTCGTGCTATGATTGTGACAGGCCCTCCGGGTGTTGGCAAATCGTTTGGTGTTGAAGAAGTACTTACCAAGGACGACTTGTTCAATACGCTAGGCGAGCGTAAGCCACGCTACGAAATCGTCAAGGGTGCTATGAGTGCCATTGGCTTGTACGCCAAGCTCTACGAGTTCTCAGCAGAGAAGAATGTTATCGTGTTCGATGACTGTGACAGCGTGTTATTGGACGACTTGAGCCTTAATATTTTGAAGGCCGCTTTGGACAGTTCCAAGAAGCGTACTATCAGCTGGAACACTGACAGCCGTATCTTGCGTTCAGAAGGTATCCCGGATCGTTTCGAGTTCAAGGCAGGTGCGATCTTTATCACTAATATTAAGTTTGAGAATGTACGCTCTAAGAAGCTTCAGGATCACTTGGCGGCCTTAGAGTCACGCTGTCACTACATTGATCTGCAGATGGACACAGACCGCGAGAAGGTCTTGCGTATCAAGCAGATCGTACAGGACGGCATGTTGGATGCCTACGAGTTCGCTGACGTTCAGCGTGACGAGGTTGTGGACTTTATCATTGACAATCGTGCTAACCTGCGTGAGCTCAGCTTGCGTACGGTGCTCAAGGTAGCAGACTTGCGTAAGGCATTTACTGCCAACTGGAAAGCAATGGCTGAAGTCACTGTGATGAAGCGAGGTTAATATGGAAGGCGCTCCTAACAAAGAGTGCCAGTACTTAGGGCCAGATCAAGATCCCTTGCGGGACTGGCCTGTTAAGTACTGTTGCCGACCTTCATTCCCAGGCAAGAGCTATTGCGAGGATCACGTGTGGCTGGTCTACAATCGTGGTTCAAGCGTGGGGAACAAGCGTAAGCTGAAAGAAATCGAGAAAGAACTTGCAGAAGTTAAACGACTGCAAGAAATAGCGGAGATAGAAGATGCGTAATGGATTAATAGTAATAGGGTTCGCGGTGCTGATCATAGCCCTAGTGATAGGTGGGCCGTTGGCAACCATTTGGGCGGTGAACGAACTCGGACAATACTTGTGGCCCCAGCGAGTGATACCCTACACCTTCTGGACCTGGGTAGCTGTTTTGGTTATTGGTGCCTTCCTAAAAGGATCGGTAGCATACAAGAAGTAATTGGTAAACCGCAGGGTTGACTTTGACCCTCGGTTCCTATATACTAGTATGACGCTGTTAGAGAACAGCCTAATAAAGGAAACTTAAAAATGAAACGATTCAATCCAGAAACTAAGACTTTCAAGGTCTTCACAGCACTCTACAATGGTGCAGCTCTTACAGCAGCTCAAGCTCGTAAAATGGGCGTAGGCAATCTGTCAGCAGAAGTTAGCCGCATCAAGCAGAGTGGTTATGCTGTTTATTCAAACAGCCGTACCGCAGGCAATGGCGTGACTGTCACTGAATACGTCATGGGTCAACCATCACGTGAAATCGTTGCTCTAGGCTACAAGGCCAAGGCAATGGGCATCAGCCTTTAATTAGGGACTATCACAAAGACAAGCCGATTCGCTCCCGGGGCGTCTTTTGAGGGTGTTGTAGAAATACAACACCTTTTTTCTTGACCGGCACTCCAATAACCCGGTTGACAAAATGGATACATAGTGTTATAATAATGACATATTAACACATAGGGGCGACTATGCAATTCACAGCAGATCAAGTTTGGGGACTAGCGGTCCAAGCAGATCGCATCAACGGGGGCTACTTCAAAGAAGATCAGTTCGCCCGTGAAGAGAATGGCGAGACAGTCAAGGTCAAGACTGCCAACAAGCTGATGGTCAAGCAATGGCTTCGCGAGGGCCTAGAAGCCCACGTGGACGATGTTGAAAAGGGCCGTGAGTATCGCAAGTTCTTCAATGGCTACACACTCAAGGCCCTAATGGGCGGGCTGTCAGACTTTGATTGTCAAGCACTCCGCATCGCACAGATGGATGAGTTCACAGGCAAGAATATGCTTGAGTTCGCTATCATAAGCTGTCTACCGCAGAGTGCCAGACGTGAGCAAGAGCGTACAGAGCTCAAGAGAGAACTGTTTACATCCGTTCAACTTGAAGGCAACATAGGCGAAGTCATACGTGGGGACATCGAAGTCGTTAGCTGTTCCTTTTCATCAATGTACAGCAAGTTCAAGATCAAGGCCCGTATGGGTGAAGCGTTCGTGGACTTTTGGTTCGGTACGCCCTTAGACAAGGGTGCCACTCGTACAGTACAGGCTAAGATAAAAGCAGTCCGTGGCGATAAAACAACAGCCCTTAACTATGTGAAAATTAGGGGTTGACATTTGGAGCAGGTGGTGTTATACTATTAACACTGAGAAAGTAATTGTTTAACCCGTAAACTTAAAGAGGTCTTATTATGGCAAAGTCAACAGATATCAGCGTTCGTCAAGTTGGTCCCAAGAACGCAAAGAAGTCAATCCGTTTCGCAATTAAGAAACGCCGCCCTGTGTTCCTTTGGGGCCCTCCAGGTATTGGTAAGTCAGACATCGTTAAGCAGATCGGCGAAGACGCTGGTCGCGAAGTCATTGACGTTCGCCTGGCCCTGTGGGAACCTACAGACATCAAGGGTATCCCCTATTACAATGCCGATCAGGGCAAGATGGTTTGGGCTCCCCCTGCTGAACTGCCTACCAATGCAGACAGCACCGCAATCATCTTCCTAGATGAGCTGAACTCTGCACCCCCAGCCGTGCA